TTTCTTTATAATATTTAACTCTTTATAAGCTAGATTATTCGACATATATATCTCCAGATGTTATTATACGCAGACATTAAATTGAAATGCTGCGTATTTTATCCTGGATAGTATAATTATAATATAAAAATATACCCCTGGACTTAGGGGCGTAAAGTATCAAAAACTATTGATTATCAACATTAAAAGGCGGCTGAAATCAAGCCGGGGAAGTCGAGAGAACCTCTTCTAGCTCCGGAATCAGCAAGTAGCTCTACCTCATCAATCTGAGCAGATATCTGCCTACTCCCACCAACACCCTGGCTTCGAGCAACTGCTTCACCACCACGAATTGTTCTAATATTCTCCACCTCAATGTTTACATTCTCAGTGATAACAAAGTCGCTAGAACTATAAGACTTAGAGATACTAGTGAACCAGCAGTTCTCATATGTAGTAATAACTGCATCATCATCAGTTCCGGTGTACTGGTCAATAACTACAATATCGAATGGAATACGCTGAGCCTGAACATTTCTAAATCCTCTGGAGAATGCTTCAGTTACACTAAGTCCATCATATACAATTCTATCTACAGTTAGCTTAAAGCTTGCAATCTCCTGAGGCACAATTTCTAGAGTACCATCAGTCCCAACTTCTGCAATTCTTTTAGTAGCTCTACTCTGACTTTCTTGAAAGGATTGTACAGCACCAACAGGCTCATTATTAACCATAATAAGAATCTGTGTAGATAATGCAGTTCTAGTAGTACTGTCTAGTATAGAACCGGTTCTCGGATAAGTTGCCATGAATTTCTCCTACTGAGGTTTAAATATATTCAACTATCTTTAAACAAAATATAAATAGAAATAAAAACTAACGACCATTTTCTTTATGATATTTGATATGGAAATATTTGTATAATATCCTGGCATTATTAATATCTAACACCAGATATGGTATTCTGCATTTTGTAATAACATGATGGCCATGCAGATTATATTTGATCCGCACTCTTTACAATAAGAGGCTATTATTCTAGCCATCTTTAGCTAAGTTATAAGTTTCGAAGTAGTATAAGAAGATTCTTGCAGTAAATATAAAAGCCACCCATACAGCACAACCACTGTATGGAGGCGTAAAATTTTAAGAAGAAATTAATAAGGAAATCTGTTATAAAACTCCAACTTCTATGTCGATAAAGACGTAGTTTATTGGATATGCCGGCTGGAATCTTAAGAATACGTTCCACTGCCTTGGATCGATCTTGTCTCTTTCAACTCTTACCTTTTCAGAGCTTGTAATTAGTCCCTGAGATGCGAGAGATGCCATGATTCCGACTACTTTTGATGTCATAATACCCTGAGTATTATTGTCCTCAACTGTTCCGATGAATGGAGACATTGCCTGTCTTAGAACTTCCTTAACCCTATCCCTAATGAATATAATTGAAATCTCTTCGTCCTCAACAAACCCAGAATTGCTAGTTGTCCTACCAGCAAGAACCTTTCCTCCGCCAATTACTGGCTGAACAACAGTAGCACCCTCGGCACCAAGCTGATTTAGAGTTATGGGTCTGAACTTCTTATCTCTTAAGATAGAGAATCCGCTTAGAACTTTATGAGTCAGTGGAATTGCTACATTTTGAGTTGAAGCTAAGAATCCTGATGCAGCGGCTGCCATATAGAATCCATCGATAAATGTGTTAGTTCCATCAATAGGTCTGACAATTTGATCTGGGTAGAAGTATACTGAACGATTACTAGTGTAGTTATCACTTAGTTTGAAGTTCTGTATATCCTCAGTATTTCCATCAAGAACTTCCTCAGGGTCATCTCCCTGAATTCCTTCCAGAACTCCGATATCCTCTACGGCGATTTCTTCAAACCCTAGAAGGGAATTTACTGTGACACCCTGTTGGGCGCCGAACATTGTAATCCTTTCCTTCTGAATTGCTATAGTGCTCATAGTTTCAACATGCTGTATAGCAGCGCGGAAGATTCCACTGCGATTTTGGAGTGGCAGCGGAATAACCATCTGGCAATCTTCAGGCTCAAGTGACTCGAACGCCTGAAACCAGTTGGTATCGAAGAAGTCTGCGTCAACTTCATCAATGTAGGAGATTCTAATACCATCGCCAATCTGCATTGCTCCACTATCAACAAGGTCTCTGTGAAGAAGAAGTGCAGATCTTAAATTGGTTGTATTGGAAGGGTCCTTGATAAAGAATTGAAGGTCAATTGCATCAGCAAGTACTACTGGTAGTCCAACAATATTTCCTGCCACTGTAACTGTATTATCGTCAACAACTCCTGTAATAACTAATTCAACACCTACGGTTGTAACACCGAATAAATGAGTGCTGATGTCATTAGAGGTTGTTAGAGTAGCCCCAACAGAAGTATCTAAGCTTTGAACTACGATTACCTGGCCAACATCCACTCCATCAAAGTTAATTTCTGAGCTGGAGAATGTACTAGTAGCTGCAGTTATCTCTCCATTAAACCCTTGCCCTGTAATATTTGTATCTGTATTAATTACAGTATAAGAGAATGAAGTATCCGGGCTTGAGATAAATTGAGTCTGACCAGCAGGATTTTCTAGTTGAGAGTTATAAAATCCAACCTTATTAGGGAAGATTTGAGTCTCAAAACCATTTCTTACAACAAAGACATTTACCTGGGTGTCAATATCTGGTCTTGCTCTTTGTAATCCGGATAGCGGATAAGGTATTACAAATGTAAGATCATCAGCTTCGCAGTCAATAGCTAGTCCGCCACACGCCTGGAATCCGCCATTACCATTAGCATCGACTTCTGGAAGAAGAGTAGCGCTAGTTCTTCTTGGAATAGGTGGCTTACACTGAACTGCTAAGACGAATGGTGATTGATTTTCAAAACTCATCTTTGAGCCAAGTGATAGAGTATTTGTAAGACTTTCTCTGCCGTGCTTAANACTAAGCTCTTCAGCGCTAACAAATAGCTCAGGATCGTTTATATCACTTACAGCTATATACCTTGCTTCAAGTTTATCGTTTTCTTTCAGAACTACAGAGTTTACATCGATAAAGAACTTATCACCAACGGCGAATGGTACTAATCCTGGATTAATGCCGAATATAATAACTCCATTTGTTTCTAGCAAGTGAAATTCCAATCCAGTCTCTGCTAAGCCATCCGCATTGTCATCAATTAAATTCGGGAACCCAAGTGATGGATCGGATAGTAAGCTTACTCTTAGTCTTCTAGATGAAGTAACTCTGTCTACTCTATAGAGCCCTTGAGAATCACCACTACATATAGAAAGTACCTTCCCAAGTTCACCACTGGTAAATACTCCTTCGGTTGTTGGAGTTCCCGTTAGTCCTCCGTGAAGAACAGAGGGGTCATCAATGAATAGGTCTGTAGCTCTAATCTCCCAGGGAGATGCAGCAATGTCGAATGCAATGCTATCAGTAGCTAGAGTTAGAGTGGTTATGTCTGTTCCTGAGTTATAATCGATATTGTCAATTTCAACTCCTACATAGCCGTCAATGCATAACTCATCACCAACAAGCGCTTGGCCCTGGGCAATTAAGTTTCCGGAGAATTCAAAGTACCTTGTAGTTAGAGGGGTAGCGTCGCCACTTATAGGGGCCGCCGCACCCGTTCCAAAGTCGGCACTTGTTGCTACGACGAAACCGTCATTACAGGCATCCTGCGTTCCAGAAACAGCGCCAGCTATTCCGGTGGAGTGGGAGTCATGAAACAATATTGGCTGAGCAAACTGATCAGTAAGCTGCCCAGATACTGATCCTGAAGCAGTGAACGTTGTTTGCCCTCTAATCGGGTCACCATTAGAATCTCTAATTACTCCGACAGCTCTAATAGTCCACCTTTCTGCTGGTGCATTATCATCAAATATAGAGATTAAATTGCTAGTACCACAGGTACCATCAACAATCACTCCATCTCCAACATTCAAGGTACTAGCAGAGAAGTTGCGACCATCTTGGTCTCCTATACTTGCACCCTGCAACTCAATGCATCCAGTGTCTACGTCCAGCCTGAAGTCGAAATCGCCATCAAATGCGGATGCATCGATGAAGTCCTCAACACCTCTTAGCTGACTTCCATTTAGGTAGAGTTCGGTTCTTCCGCTTATTACAGGTGAATTTCTAAGGCTAAAGTATCGACCTGAGGCAAGGCCNGTAGGGCTGCAGGAGGCATCGCCATCCTGTCCGTNACCTAGCGCAGCCACAACAACCGTCTCTTCCCTTAGACCCTCTCCCATGATGCATGGAATCCTTAGTCCTCCGGGGATAGATACACCTCTAGAGATTACTCTGTCCCTAGCGAATACGCCAGGTTGAACAAATCCTGATATTCCTGGGATTGAAGCCATATTATTCCTCCATATACAATATTGAGTATTTTATTAGTAGACTTATTAAAGCAATCATTTAATAGACTCGTATTGTTTTATATTTTTATTAAAATAATTAGATGCCTTTATAGCTCTAATACAGGATCTGAGTGATTTTCCAAATTCTTTTTTCATAATTAAGTCCAATTCTTTTTCCGAACCGGCAAAACGCCCTTTTATTTCTAAAATACTTTTAGTCTTGTTGTTTACCAAGAAAAAAGAAGGTGTATAGTTTTTTCAAATGACCAAAACTATACTCTGCTGAGTAATTATGATTTTTGGTCCAAGCAAAGTCATCTTTATCTATATAAATCATGAATATTAACTCACACAAACCAGGGTATGTTTGAGTTTCTTTGTTTTTTGATTTATACATTCCCTTATAATCGTTGCCACCTTTATAGCCTCAGCATGAAGTTACTATTTTAGAATTTAATTACCATCCAACAACACTTTTTATATTACCACAATCACATTCGCATTTTCAAATTGTAGCGCCATTTTTTATATTT